CCTTCCTCATCCTGAAGTTTATCTGCACACTGTTTAGCAACAGTCTCGATCATACTGAGCGTTTCTGCAGGAATAGCGGTAATAGTAGTTCCTAACATGTAAAGTGTCTGGATGTATTGCCAGATAGCCTCTTGCGTTCCCTTAGATGCAGCTGGCCAACATTCCGTGATGTTAATCTCTTTGAGAAAATCGATATCTTTTGCATTTTCGAGAAAAAAAGAATCATCACGTGTATTAATTTTATCAACGTGTGGCGCTATACCATCCATAAATCCGTCCACAATAAGTTTTCCATTCGCAGACCTCATAAGCTCGAAAGCGGCCATATATTTTTTTAAATTTTTTTCTTCTGGAAAAGCTGTGTGCAATTCCGTAAGAAATTGTCCCATCATGTCGTTGAACGCGATGATGGAAGTCATTTATATTTATAACACGTGATTTATCTTTAAGTTAATCAAAATGGATCAGTTGATATAGTTTCACGTTTACCAAGTCCGTTGGATACTATAAAATAAACTAATATACCTATTAATGCAGCTGGTTTTGCATATGAGCTCGTTGTTAGAGATCCTTCATCGTTTAAGCGGGCTTTGCCGTGTATGTACATAGCTGTTATACCAGCTGCAATAATTGCAGCTGATCCAGGTTCTCTAAGATACTCGTCCATATTTAATAACCAAGTTTTTTACTTCGTGAATCAGCGGCATCCGAAAATAATTCCTCTCTTTCATCCAAATCTCCTTGTAATTGCTCTTCTGGAGCAGATTTGATAGTCTTAAATTCATTTTGAAAAGGATTTGAGGCTTGTTGTGGAACTTCATCGTATTGGTCATCCTGTATGTCCTGATTTTGGTATTGTTGATCCTCCATACCCTCTTCCATACCCTCCTCCATACCCCCCTCCATACCCTCCTCCATACCCTCCTCCACTTGTTCATCACCTATATGTTGTTGACCATTTTCATCATACTCTCCTATATCTTCGTCTTGTAAGTTTGGTTCTTCGCTGTCTACATATTCATCTGCGTCAGCTGACATATATGTTTGTAATATTTGTTGAACGGGTATGAGTTCTTTTACAGATGATTCTACACATACAGAAAATCGCTCGTATAACTTATCATTTCGAGTGTGTTCGGATTGTGTCTCGCTAAATATATAAGGATCTCGATACAAATCCTTTGCAGCGTTTTTATAACACGTATGAATAAAAATTTCATTCGATGGTAATTTTACAGACATTTTTTTGGAATCTTTGCTTAAACGGACAGCTGAAAGAATTTTTACTGAACTAACAAATACAGCTGCAACGAGATCCTTAAACCATGAACACCTGTCAGCTATGTTATCTGTATGTTGTTTAGACATGGTTTCATTCCATTCCGGAACATCTTTTAATAGTTTTTGAAACATGATTAAATGTTGACGTCCCTTAGAAAGTTTATGAGCTTCTTGGTACATATCATCAAATACATCAATCATAACTGGACAGATAAGTATGGAAAGTTGTTCAAGATATTCGCGTTTAGCTTCTACTAAAACATTTAAGTTATCCATTTATGATTAATCGTTCTTTTTTTATTAGATGTTTTGCGCATTTCTCCTGTATTGATTCGCTGCCTTTTTTAAATTCATGAGCGTGGGAAATTCGTTTATAGAAGACAATGTAGAATCTCGATTCGGTTTTTTTACTTTCCATGTTATATTAAGATCGTAATCTCCAACAACAAATACATCAAATCCGGCTAATTCCAACTGACGTTTTATATATGTTAGAGCTTTCATTCTATTAAATGTGGGATAACCAATAACAATTACTGGAATTTGTGTAATTACATTCTTATGATTTGTATCAACCGCGCGCCGTATTTTACGAGTTATTTGTTTATATAATTCAATATAGGTTTCCTTTTTCATCCGATTTCTGTTATTCACAATATTAGAGATTTCATCGATATTTATCATTATTAATAACTATGCTATTTTTTTACGACATCTAACTCACTATTTTTTATATCTTCATAGAGAATATATTCAGAACCTTCTATATCGCTTTCGAACGGGGTTTTGTCTGAAGGGGGTTTTATCTCAAGTTCTTGAGAATGAACTCCTATAACGTGTGAAGGGTTATTGTCTATTACTATTATATCAGATACCACAGAAAATCCGAAAGCAAATCCACTGGGTTTGACACACATGAAGTTACATTTATATAGATGATGATTCTTATTTCTGTGCTTATATTGTTTAACATCTTTGGTTTCTATTATATAATTATGAATACCAACATGTTCATATAAATATTTGTTAGTTAATATCACAAAATTCTCTATCAAATCATTATTGATTGTAATTTCCTCAACTTTTATATATTCATCTATCTTGGGTTCTGGATCGTTTAATGTAATTCCGTGAATAGGTTCATATGCACCAGAGTACCCGAACTTTTCCGTCCTGGAATCAAATAATAAGTAGATTAGTATAAGAATAAGTATCACGTTATACATTATTATAGTTTACAAAAAAACGTGTCAAATTATTTTATTTTTTTTGATAAAATATTATAGATGTCTCTTTTAATATTCAGTCCTAAATGTAAACACAGTGTAGAAGTTATGAATTTTATAAGTAAACATCAGCAGCTAAAGCAAATTGTTCAATTTCATAATGTAACAGAGTTTGGAATACCACCAGAATTTAAAAATAAAATAACCCGAGTACCCACCATGTTAACAAAAAATGGGAAAATATTAATTGGACGAGAAATACAAAATTGGCTCGAGTCGTTATTACCCGTACAGGAATTAGAAACATGTGATTTTAGTGGAATTAACTCGACTACACTTAATGGCGAACCTACAGGTGATATGTTTGGTCTCGATGAATATGGACGATCTTTACAACCCGCAATGACAAAGGAATTACAAGAAAAAATTAACCGTAAAGTAGAAGATACTGCGTATAGTGATATAAAGAATTAAATCACCGATTAAAAATATGAAACTGGTAACAGTTCAAGCCGCAGCCATAAAATCCACGTTTGAAGTACTTAAAGATATTTTAAACGACGTCAATATATATTTTAAACCGACGGGTGTATATATAGTCACACTCGATACAGCGCGTACATCTTTAATTGATATGCACCTCCCAGCCGAGAACTTTGAAGAATATAATTGTATAGAATCGATTGATTGTGGTGTCAATATGACTAATGTATATAAATTGCTAAAAACCATCACGGTTAATGATGTTTTGGTGATAACTATAAATTCTAAAGAATATATGAATATCGAAATTCACAGTGAGCAGAAAAAAACATCTACAAAATTTGCATTAAAACTATTAGATATAAATGAAAACCAAATAGAGGTACCCGAAATGCACATGACAGTGAATACACCCATTCCATCAGTAGATTTTCAAAGAATATGTAGGGATATGGCAAATATAGGAGATGAAATAGAGATTTCTAGAGGAGGTAAAATTTTACGTTTAACATGCAAAGGTGATTTTGCGGATCAAGAAACCGAAATACAATGTGTCGACGAATGTTCTTTGATGTCTGGTATATATTCATTAAGATACATGAACATATTTACTAAAGCTACAAGTATGTGTTCCACAGTACAAATAATGCAAGAAGAGCAAAACAGATTCTTGATTTTAAAATATAACGTCGCGAATTTGGGTGATTTGAAATTTTATTTAGCTACTAAGGTAAACGAAGATCAGTGAGATAACCGGTAGCTGTATCGACTGATTTAATCATACCGAAATAATTTTTTATTTTAATTTTAGGATATGTTGTAGCCAAAAATGAATCTGTGTAATAAAACATGTCACTAATTTTAACTTTCTCTCCATAAAAATCTGCACGAGGACCTCCATACCTTCGAATTTTTTCGAGAATATCTTTAACAGGTTTATCATCGTTATCCATTAATTGTGCGCTGCTTAACGGTATATGAAAGAAAATGGATTTTGGTTTAGGTGGGGGCCAAACATAATTTGGATTATTTGTTATATATTTATAAATCTTGTTATTATACCAATACTTGATTCGTATTATCATTTTATCCACCGTATCGGGGGGGGTAGGTATAACATCATCGATTCGGGTATTAATTAAATAATATTTCGTGGTTTGGTCGTGTTCATGTGCATGCTTATTCCAAAAGGGTTCATTAGTTTTGAATTCTTGGTCAGGGATTATACTATACTCAATAATTCGTTCAACGACACAATAATCACATTTCTTAAATATTACACTGATAATATAATGAAATCTATAAATTGTGTTAATTAAAAACGAACGAAGTATTTTAATCATTTATATAGATGGAAGGTAATTTTTTAAGTAGGTATAATAATAAAATAGACCACTGGTTAGAACTCATAAAAAATGACCCATCTAATAAAATCTACCACGAATCGGAAATGGCCGAATATATAGGAAAATGTATGCCATACATACAACAATATAATAATACAGATTCTATAAACGAAGTGAGTACAGATAACGTGTTTAATTGTAAAGAAACTGCGGGTTTGCAGAAGAAAGATATATATACGGACTATCTTGTAGGTGTAGAAAAAAAAAAGATTGATCGCCCTATAGAACGTAGAGTTATCGACACGTGTCAGCTGTGTCCTAATAGTAACGTGTATAAAACGACTGAAAGTGAAATGGTATGTGATTCATGTGGTGCTGTGTTGGAAATATTAATAAGCGAAGAACTCACTTATAAAGAAGAACAAGAAACGTCAGAAAAAATTATAAATTATTCTTATAAAAGGGATAATCATTTTAACGAATGGTTATCACAGTTTCAAGCACAGGAAATAACAACCATTCCTAAGGAAGTCATAGAGGAATTACGAAACGAATTTAAAAAAATGAAAATTAAATTACTTACCGAAATAACACACGCAAAAGTTCGTTTATTATTAAAAAAACTTAAACTAAATAAATTTTACGAGCATGTACCTTATATTACGAATATATTAAGTGGAATTAAACCACCCAAAATGCCAATCGAACTGGAAGAACAACTACGTATGATGTTCCGTGATATTCAAAAGCCGTTTGATGATAATTGTCCAGTAGAACGGAAAAATTTTTTGAGTTATTCGTACGTGTTGTTTAAATTTTGTGAATTATTATCCGAAGATTCGTATCTTCAGTACTTTCCTCTCCTCAAATCCAAAGAGAAACTTCATCAACAGGATGTTATATGGAAAGCGATTTGTATAGATCTCAAATGGGAATTTATTCCGACAGTGTAACTTCCGCAATCTGGGGCGCAGACCCTTCACCCGGTGGAAAGTTAATCAGGTAGGCGGACGTCAGGTTAAGTTGTGTTAAATACTTTTTAGCTTGTGCGATCATGATATCATTAAGACTTTTAACCGTTTTAAGTTCGAGAACCGTACTTCTGCGCACGATAATATCAGCTCGCGCCGTACCCACGACATGATGCTTATAATAAATAGGAACATGTCGTTCCGATTCGTAAGGAATGTTTAGTTCGCGAAGACTTACCTCAAAAGCGTTATGATATACACGTTCACTGTGCCCAGATCCCAAGTCAGTCCAAATGTCATTGACCACGTTGTTTATTTCCTCGCGAAACGTGTCTGGATTATGTTGCTTTTGCAATTGCAATTCCATAGTTCTAAGATGTTGATCGAGAAAGTCCTCATAATACTCTTCTGGTCGTGCATCAACTAAATGTTTATCGAATACATCTTGATAATATTCACTCACACAGGGAACGTTATTCCCTGTAGTTTCCATTTACCATGATTAAGTGTTTATTCTTTATACACTTAAAGATTGTTCGCTTAATATATAAGGGAAACCCGTCTACAGGTATTTATGTTCCCATAGCTCAGTTGGTTAGAGCGTGGTGCTTATACTACGTATATACAATGAAGTTACATTCATATAAGGCACGCCAAGGTCGTGGGTTCGAACCCCTCTGGGAACATCTTTTAGATACATGTCCTGTATGTAAAAGATGCGATAATCAATTATCTAAAAAAACTAAAGTATTATAAATGGTAGATTCTATTGTAACTATGAATTTATCAGACGACGCAAGTGGTATGGTTCCGATTGATAGATTTTCAAAAACTACGACACTCGTGCCAGAAATGTCTGAAAAAAATGTGAATGAATATAAAGATACGATGGACTCGACACCTATTGCCGATGTTATGACTTACCAACAGGATCAGGGATTTGAATCACCTATGATGGGTAGTGATCCTCGCGCAGTTCAAATGGCTCAACAACAGGTCATGATTCCTACACCACAAAATTCGATATCTACTGAATCCACCAAAAAAAAGAAAAATCCATTTGACTTAACCGATGAACAACTTGATGCACTTGTTGTAGTTTTCGCCGCTGGTGTATCTGTAAGTAAACCTATACAGGAAAAGCTCGCTAGCTCGGTCCCTAAATTTTTAAATAATCAGGGGAACCGTAGTGTGATAGGTTTAGCTTCAACCGGAGTCGTTGCAGCTGTCGTATTTTACGTCGCTCGTAAATACTTCTAATAAAGATCGAGTACAGTACCACCTAATATAACGTAACTACATAATACTCCCACTACTAAAGCTACCATTGTCATAAACAACGGTAGCCACGCTGTTTGAATATCTTTACCGTAATTTTTGTAACCATCTCTCAACTGCTTGGAAAATACCTTAATAGTAGGTACTTTAGAAAATCCTTCAGTTAAGAGAATTAAAAACAATATAGAAATCATCAACGCAACTGCAACCGCCGTTGGTTGCATACTAATGATTAAACTTGTATTACCGAGATACCATATAATAAATGGAAAAATTAATGTCATCGTAGTCATATTGATCCAATAAGGTGCTGGTAGTCTTGTAAGAAATGCACCTATCATTAACAGAAACCACATTAACAATGAAAGAAAGATCCTATCAATAGAAGGTTGTCTGATATTAAACTCCATATATTTAACTAACATTATTAATCAGAAATTGTTTTTCCGCAAAAAGGCGTTTCGCCTTGTATGTTTTCATATATACCTATTTTTATAGCTTCGTTTTTTAGATCGGTATAGTTCTTCCAATACCCCGCGCTATGTGAATACTCTTCTACTGTACAGTGCGCCAATTCGTGAAGGAGTACATGAAAGACGTGATTAGGTGTACCGTCTATACATAAACCAATCTCTTCACCTTTATTTGTATTATACCCTATACCCGATAAAAACGACCCCCTGTAGGCGATTATACTAATTTCCTTATGAAGTATATTAAATTTAGGATCATTCGTTTCTATAACATGTTCCCTGAGCGTTTTATACTTTTCCTTTACTTCCATAAGTACGGGATCATCACGAGAACTCGTATATAAATACACGTTAAGTATTACTAGTAAAAGTAGAGTTATCATTATTATATACAAATATAAATTTACTGTATAGCTCTGATATACAGTTTCCATTTAAAGATTCCCATTTTGTCATCGAAAATCCACTTTTTTCTAATTGTGTTATGAGAAGATCTTTGTGTGCAAGTGGTTCGGATTTTGGTCCTTCTGCATAATATGGCGTGTCAATTAGATGAACAAATAACTTTTCTCCAAAATTTCCATTACTTGTATCTTTTAATTTAAAAAAATTTCCAAGTGAATCGTTTAACGGTGTTTTAAAAATTATTTTTTCGGAATCAGGAATAATTCCCATAAAAATACCACCAGGTTTTATTCTTTTTTTTATTTCACGTAATGTCCCAAAAAATAATTCACGTGTTTGAAAAATATAATGCAAAGAAAAATTATAACAAATGATATCATATTTTATATTTGGGCATTTAAATATATCACCGTGATAAAACTTCACTGGTATTTTCATATTTGACGCACGCGTTTTAGCTTCTTGTAAAGCCGTGAGAGATGGTTCACACATGTTTATGTTAACACCCATTTTCACCCACTTTTGAAGATCGCCACCGAAACCACACCCCACATCGAGAATATTTGCTCCCCGGAAAGTGTAACGTTCAATGAGTGAGCGTTTCTCGTCGTTATGTAAACGACGCAAATCTTCCATTTTTTAGTTAAGTATAAAAACTTTAATTATAGATTCGACTTAAGTTAGATAGCTTAAAGTTTAAATCATAACAATACATACAATGTCGTTGGAACAAGATTACACTACCGTACCAGGACAACTTTATGCTTGCATGTCCGTAGTGGGACCCGAAGCGCCACAAAAAAATGATAAATTTGGTATAAAAATACGAGGAGCTTTTGCTACACGTGATGAAGCCGCGAATCACGCTAAAAGGCTTCAGAAAGAAGATGCAACTTTTGATATATACGTTGTTGATTTATATAAATGGCTACTGATCCCACCAGATCCGACTAAAATCGAAGATTCTCATTATACCAACGAAAAACTGGAAGAACTAATGTCTGGTTACAAGGAGAATCAGGCTATGGCTGCAAAAATGTTTAACGAACGTAAGGCAGACATGGGATCTAATAAACACGCTGACGGTAAACCCAATTACTTCAAAGCCGGTGACGAAAATTCAAAATATTATAATAAACCAGACGAAAGTCCAATCAGTCACCCAGCTGAAGTAATAGAGCGTTTGCAAAGAGAAAAGCCTGATATTCCTATGGAAGAATTGGTAAAAGAAGCCGATCTCATCGTGGCTAAAGAAATCGAAGAGCGTCGTAAACAGCGTGAAGCTGATATGTCTATACCTGAGGAAGCTGAGGAACACGATGAATCTGTCGATGCAACGATAAAAAATGATGAAAATGTAGAAGAAGGAGAAGAAGTAACATCTAATTAATTTAAAATAATTATATAATAATCCGTCATATTATTAAAATCTACACTTTTAATAATACAATGAACTTTACTTATATGTCAACAAATAAACATGGGAAAAATTTCGTCATGACTGATATAGAATTATTAGATGATGAAGATAATAATGCATCTGAAGTAATTATTGACGGGGTTGTCCGCCCAGTAATTACCAGTAGAAATATCGAAAAAACAAAAGATCCCATAAAAACATTTATACCATTTTCACCCAGTTCTAAGTATCACGGGTTGAAGGGTTTTTCCCATAAAGAATCCTAATATAAAAGCTACGAATATTACTATGTATGCGACCTTATCTAAAGATGCAAAAACATCCACCGATTTTTGTGGAAATGATTCATGTGTCATAATATAAGGTGGTTGTTGAGGATAATAATATTGATCATTTGTGTTGTCGGGTATATGATCTTGTATAGGTTCACTATCATTTCGTACCTCTTTATCTAAAATTTGGGGATTATATTCGATAGGATTACCTAATTCGGTTTCCATGTAAATATTTAATACTTTATTTTTTTAAGCTTCGTATTCATCGTCTGAATCTTCATTATCACTCACAATAAATCCCTTTAAGTTTCCGTTTTCATCTTCATCGCTATCAATACATTCATCTTCGCTATCAGTTTCACATAATTCGTCTTCATCCGTTGCATCATAATCTGTATCATATTCGTCATCATCGAAATCATCTTCTACATTATGTTCAGTCGGCTCCATGCGTTCAGGTACTTTAGTTTTTCTTCCAGAACGAGTCTGTGTAGTATTCATAGACATGTTTTATTAACGGTGTTAATTCTTTTTAAATATATTTAGGCCTGTAGTTTTCACCTTTAATGAGACTTTTTTGTATTAATATGCGCTCGAATGTAATTCCCAATCTATCACTTATTTCAGCAATTTCGTCTATTAAATCGATATCAGTTAAAATCATGTAATGTGCTATATCGTTTAGATTATTAACAGCGTTAACCAGTGCAGTTTGTGATCTATTAAATTTTTCTTCTTTCATATAATAGGTAGCTAAACTCATATTAGCTTGAAAAGTTCTATATAATGTTGGATATATACCCGAATATTTGTGCGTTTCTTTTACAATTTTATCAACTTCGTTATTTTCCTTGTTATATGATGCTAGTTTTGAAAACATGAACACCACCATTCCTATTAATATTACCTGTAACATCTTTACAGTAAACGTACTATTTTATCTGATAAATTATGTTCTCTGTAATTACACGAACATGTTTGAATTATACGATTTTTAGTAATCTTAAATTGAACTTTTTTCTTTTTGCATACTGAACATGTATAATCAGTATTAACTATTCTAATATTTTTTGATTTATTCGTTATGTTATTAATTTTCGTAGATTCACCGATCAATACATTTTTATTAATAAATTTTTGCAATTCTTCACAAATTAAAACTGAATCAGTTTTTTTTTCTTCTGGACATGGCATACATAGGTTTTGTGGTGTAGAAATGATAGGTGGAGAATAACCATCTGGATACAACCCTTTATAAATTGAGTCTGGTAATCTATGTTTTCTTCCATAAAAATCTTTACAATATCCATAACGTCGCCCTTTCATCGTTTCGCATGTACAAAAACATCGCTGCTGAATAGTTCTACCCTCCACACGAAACCAGACATGATTTGATGCATGTGACTGTCCTCTATTCTCACAATATCTGGAATTAGAAGATACTAAAAAAGTGTTTTTATTAGAAAAAATTTTACGCACTTGTGCGTATCCCTGACCTTCTATTTCTTTCTGAATAAATAATTCAAGATCATTCAAGACCGTTTCATTATGAAATTCGTTTTTCATTTCGGTGAAAGTAAATGAACCTTCGTCACGACTTGAACCTTCTACTATATTGATAGCAGTACTCAAGGTTCTAACCGTTGACATGTGCATAACTTCAACCGACGGACTTCTATCAAATATACGAGTTAATTCACCGTTTTTATGCGTGTAAATCAGTACAGGTTTGTATTCACCTTGAATTTCACCTTTTACGTATTTATGCGACCACGGCATTCTAAAACCACTACCTTTCACATTTTTTCGACCCCCACCATATACAGCGGTATCTACTATATCACCCCATGATTTACCCGGAAACATAATGGTTAATGCAGATACTATATGAGAATGTAGAGCCATAGCTGAACCATGATCTACTACAAAACCCTGCCAATTCATATGGATTCCATATTTTTTTAAATTGTTACCACAATCTTTAGGACTTGCTGCGGAAATAAGTACATCTTTACCGTTGAAATGTGTAACGCGGTCACATATAGTACGGATATATTCTTCTAGTCTTTCAAATGGGATATCTTCTTCGTCTTTGTAATCTAAATCAACGAAAAAATTAAATGTATCAGTTTTTTGTTCGACGACAAATAATTTTTCACCCGATTGTATAGCTTTTATATATATTTCATAGAATTCATTCAATCTTTCATATGGAACAGATAAAACGCCACCGTCCATGAGCACATGTGAAAGATTGGAGCTATTAACAAATCCTTGTTTACGGCACCAAGATTTAAACATACTTACATTATATTGTTTTCTTCTTTTTAATTTTCTTCTTCGAACCAAATTGAGGCTCTACAAGATACATCTATGAATTCTTCTTTTTCTAAAGATAACTCTTTTTTAAGAACTAATAATTCATAAACCGTATTAGTTTTTAATTCATCTATATATTGATCAGCCTTTTCTTCCCTGTACGACTTTCGCTCCATGAGAATATCTTTTATTTGTTTAAGAATATAGTTTTTAGACTTCATTATTTAATAGAGAATGTTTTTCTATTTAAAGAAGTTACGCAGGCGTAAAACTCCGGATTTTCTAATACGTTATGTATTATTCTTTCCCATCGCCGTCTCGAATTAAATTCTGGTAATGTATCAAAACTCATAAAATCATTTTCATCGTATGTTCTTTTCATTGTTATTTTTTTACTATACATTTTATACTTTTCTTCGTTAAACCTTCTAACCAATTCAAGTTGTTCTATTTTTGAAAAATTTACAAAAAATATGAACACTGTATACTCGAGGTCTACATTAGAACTTTCTTTAACATTAAAAGTATAACTCGTATATTCACCTCTTTTCAAAGATAATACCCCACGAGTTTCTTCCTCGAGTTCACGTAACGCTGTACGTAGGGGTTGACAAATTTCTCGCCTCCTACATCCACCGGTTACGAATATCCACTCTTTGAATCTTTTATCCCTAACCGTGAGAAAACGGGGTGTATCTCCGGCAAACGTAACTGGTACAGCGATAGCTTTGTGTTTTTTCATCGCTCATTAGCTTCTACAATCCCCTGATAAGTTTATTTGGAGGAATTCTATACAGCGGTATTTGTCACAATATCAACGTTTTGTGATGGAGGAACTTCTTGCTGAGATTGAACTTGAACTGCGGCACTTGGAGGTGCACCTCGCATAACCATATCAGGAGGTGGTTCACTGGTCACACTATCTAAAAATTTTGTAATTTTTGTGATATCCTCCTTAGACTTTCTAAGATCGGTGTAAATGTAATACGAAGCTGCGACGCATGCCACTAGAGCTACTATAATAGCGGTTTCGCGATCAAGAGCAAACATGTATTTTATAAAGACTTTTTGTTTTTAAGTAGATATAATCGCACCCATATTAGATCTTTCGTGCGTGGGGCAATTGTGTCCATATTTTCCAAATTGGACCTCCTGATAACGGCCATCCTTACAAGGTGCATTTTGAGAAGGTATATATTTATTGAGTGTTCCGGATTTAGGATTGTAGGTGATCATAAAAACGAAAAATACGAGGAATAGAAATATCCACATTTATTATTATATAGGATTTAATTACTGTACATTAATCCTCCCATGCCCGATTCTATGCGTAAAATATTGAGGTTTACGGCATAAATCGTGTCCTCGTGTACTTGAGTTTCACTAACTAAACGCGCGCTGTCAAGACGACTGAAATTTAGGCTTCCTGTAGGTTGGACTTTTCCCGTCTCTAAACAAAAAGGGTAAATGAACAGCTTTTTATTATCACCACTATCATGTGGTGTAGAAGCAAATATATGGTAATATTCAGAAACGGATGTATAATGTGGATCCGTGTACTTGAAATCAGTTACATCAGTTCCATTGATCTGAAGTTTAACCTTATTACCATTTTCAGCAATAGTTAAATCGCTGCCATCAGCTGCACATAAATACTTCACTGGGTGATTAAATGTGAGGTCCTGTATGGTATTGAGAGAAGGGGTAGAGACTTGTGTTTGTGTTATAAGCATATTTTGAGGAGTTTGAGAAAGTACCGAACGCTCATCGGAATCGAGATATATGAAATGCGCAAAGCATTCCCAGCTATGTTCAGATGCGACGTAATCGGGTCCCCATGTAATACGGAACTCCACGTCATGAAATTGGAGAGCTACTAAAGGTAAAGCAGACTGCCAATTCTCGCAAAAGGAGAAACGACAGGGATAAAAGCGTGACTTACGCGCCTTTTTGTCCTCGTTTGTTCCATGCCCAGAAGCCGATTTAGTGAAATTAGAGGCGTTGAGAGCTGGAGCTACAAACTGAGAGAAGTTAGAATCTTGTGTGTCTATAACCTGACCTCCGCAGAGAAGCTCGATTTTAGAAATTTGTTTAGTCCATTCGTCGGCGGTGTATTTTACGGTGCCACTGCGAGGAGCTAAATACACAAAACTGAGTAAGTCTCCTTTACGCTCAAAGCGAATCGTAGACATACCGTTTGGAGCGGGGTTACCCTGAATAACCTGCTTTTCGACGGTTTGTGAAAAATTTGTATGACGTTTATAGGTAGAGCGAAAAAAGCTCACTTCTGGCTGGCCAACGATATGCGCATCTTGTGCGCCGATGGCCACTAATTGTGCGATTCCACCTGACATGTTTTATATTATAATACGGTTTTATTTTTTTAAGCTCAGAATAGAGGAACTTGTGGGTGAATAGATTCTGTAAGTAGCAATGATAGTATTCCAATCATAGCAAATCTACCGTTAATAAGTTCCGTTTCAGGCTTCCAGAATCCTTGAATATAACCTTCATCTTTGGGATTGGATGCCGTACCGAGAAATGCGAGAGTGGTGACGGCTACGGAAAGTCCGATGTTCTCCTGAAACTGTGTGCTGATAGAATGACCTGTCATAACTTCGTCCACTACCGCTGAAGTAAATCCAACCATAGCAGCACGACCATTAATGCGTTCAGCTACAGATAGATAATCATTTGAACGATTAAGAGACTTGAGAGGTGGTCGTGTCGCGACCTTTTTAGAACCTGCTGTGGTTTGTTCGTTATTCGATGGAGTGTTAGTGTTCACGATGGGCCTGAGAATAGCTGTGCAAGACATTTGTACTTGTTATACAAACTTTATCTTTAATCTTATCCATTTGTAATAATTCCATCAACATCATATCTAAGCATATATTCAAGTTCTCGTGGTTCTTTATGTGTATACGTGAGAACTTTTATATTTTTATTTTTACAAAAAGCGATAAAATCGTTATCTAAACATGTCCAATGAATAATTACACACGTTAAACCTTTCGTAATGAAATCATATTCAGCTCTTAAATACGTAGTTTCAAATGTAGTACCTATGTTAAACCGTATAGACAGTTGATTCGTAAGTTTACGATTAAAACTCGAAAAATAGATCTTACTCGTATCTTCTTTTTCGTAAAATTTATTTAACGCGTTTGTCACGTTTTTATCGTACCCTTTAATATCTATTATAATTACAATATCACGTATACGCGGAAGTTGGTCGTATACATCTTTTAATGAACATATACCCATTTTTTTTAAATCTATCAATTCTAATTCGTCTATAAACCCACACGATGTATATACATCGTGATATAATACAATTTCACCCGATTTACATAATTGTACATCAATTTCAACCCCATAATAATTTTGTGATAAAGCCTCACCTATAGCCTCTATACTATTATCCTTGTGAACTTTGGAAAGTCCCCTGTGAGCTATATACTTCATCGCTATTATTACAAAACATCTTTTACAAATGTGATCAATTTGTAAAAGATGTGGATCTCCTCCGGCCGGGTTCGAACCGACGACCTACAGGTTAACAGCCTGTCGCTCTAC